TAGAGTCAGCGTTAAGCTGGTCTCTCTCGTTTTTCGGCACAGCCCTGTTGTTTTACGACACCTCTTTGGATGTCGTTCAACTCGTGCTGTGATGCAAGATGGTTCTATTATCCATCTCCGAAAGTATGCTTCAATGGGCTCGGCTCTTACTTTCCCAGTGGAAGCTGTTTGCTTTCTCATGATCTGCATCGCTGCAGTTTGTGAGGAGCGGAAAGTTTTCAATAGGTTAGGCCGAGTAAAGTCCCTTGCGGCTTTCGAAAAAGCCCGAAAGGACATTCTTGTCTTCGGGGACGATATCATTGTCCCCGCTGACGTCATCGTTAAAGTGAGGGAGTACCTCGAGGCCTTCGGCCTAAAGGTAAACTCAAAGAAAACCTTCTTTCAAGGAGGCTTCAGAGAGTCGTGTGGTATGGACTATTTCCACGGTGCTCTAGTAGCACCAGTGTATTTACGCCAACACCCACCAACTTCACACCGAGACGCAAGCAAGTTCGTTTCCTGGGTTCATATGGCCAATCGATTCTTTCGAAAAGGTTGGACCCATACTGCTCATAGGATAGCTGACCACATCGATAAGATGTATCAACTACCTGTAGTACAGGAAACGTGTGCTGGTCTTGGTTGGCACTTCTACCGCGAAGGGCCCACGCCCACTCTGCGTTGGAATAAGAAAACCAACACTTCAGAGTACGTGGTTAATACCTTAGTTGTAGGCTCCACACAGTTCAGTGATGAACTAGATGGAGAAGATAGACTTCTGTTTTACCACTTGAACCGCGGTAGAGCAGATGAATATCTTAGTGATCCAACCAGATCTCCTAAGAGAAACTCATTAAAGCTTCGCCGCAGAAAGGTACTACCATGGTAACCACCACAGCAGACCTCTCTGTCGTTCAGACGGAAGAAGGTATTACTATCTTCTATGCGACTGACAATATGGAGAATGCATATCATGGGTACTGGAGCGATTACCATAATCGCGCATTGCAGGAATGCGTTGCGCCTATGGCTGTCACTGCAGCTGCCTATGCTTACAGTCTTCTATATTCAGGCGATTCTTTTGAGGTCTTTATTGAGCCAGCCGAAAAGATCTATTATTCTATAGATCTAAACAGCTGGGATCAAAAAGAGTTTGATCTCTTGGAAGCGTCTCT